TAAATGAAGATAGCAATTCTTTAGTCATTCATTTTAATGGTTTTGAAGATAGCGATCACATGGATAAGTTTGCAAACAAGATCTTAAAAAAGATTGGAATTGATTATCATAAAATAGATGATATTTCTGACATGCCAAAGATACACTAATGATAGTTGATATACCTTACGATCCAAGACCACAGCAAAAAGAACTGCACGAAAAGCTAAAAGAGTTCCGTTTTTCTGTACTTGCTTGTCATAGAAGGTTCGGCAAATCAGTAATGTTAATTAATCATTTACTTATTGAGGCATTGCTAAACCCAAAAAAGAATCCGAGATATGCCTACATCGCTCCAACCTATCGCCAGGCAAAAAACATTGCTTGGGATTATTTAAAACAATATGCCGGAGTTATTCCTGGAGTTAAATTCCACGAAACAGAATTGAGATGCGATCTACCCAATGGCGCTAGAATAACCCTGCTATCTTCTGAAACACCTGATAGCATTAGGGGTATATTTTTAGATGGAGCTTGTTGCGATGAGATGGCACAAATAGATCCAACACTTTGGAATGAAGTTCTTAGACCCTGCTTATCCGACAGAAAAGGATGGTGCGTTTTTATTGGAACACCAGCCGGAATGTCAAATCAATTTTATGAATTATATCAGTATGCATTAACCCATGATGATTGGTTTGCTTATACAGCTCCAGCATCCAAAACAAACATAGTTGATGAAGCAGAATTAAAAGCTGCAAGAGAGCAGATGGGTGAAGAAAAATATCAACAAGAATTTGAATGCTCCTGGATAGCAAATATATCAGGATCTATTTTTGGATCTATTATAAAAGATTTAGAAGATAAAAAACAATTAACTAGAGTTCCTTATAATCCAGCATACCCAGTTAATACCTCATGGGATATTGGAGTTGGAGATTCTACAGCTATAATATTTTACCAACAAGTTGGCGCTGCAATTCATATAATAGATTACTACGAAAACAACAAAGAAGGTTTACCACACTACTGCGATATTGTTAGCAAGAAAGATTACTTTTATAAAACGCATTATGCACCGCATGATATAGAAGTTACTGAATTTTCCTCTGGCAAGACTAGAAGAGATGTTGCTTATCAGCTAGGTATAAATTTTAAAATTTTGCCGAAGCTGCCACTAGAAGATGGAATACACTCAGCTAAAATGATCTTACCTAGATGTTGGATTGACATGGATAATTGTAAACATCTAGTTGATGCATTAAGACACTACCATAGAAAATATAACGAAAAGATGAAGATATTTCATAGTAAACCTGTACATGCCTGGTCTTCTCATGCTGCAGATGCATTTAGATATTTAGCATTATCAGTAAATGACGTGTTAACTAAAAGCACATCTATGCCTAGAGCTACAGATTCTGAGTATAAGATCTTTTCTAAATAATGTATTTACCAATAGCAAATAATATAATATGGATTTAACATGTTACAAAACTTAACAAAATTTTTAGGAGAATAGTTATGGGATTTTTAATGCCAAAAATGCCATCGCCTCCACCACCACCTCCACCACCTGCTGAACCTCCTGCTTATAATGATACAGCGCGAGCAGAAGAAGTTGCGGCACAACAAGCTGAGATTAGACGTAAACGTAAAGGAAGAGCATCTACAATTTTAACTGGCGCTCAAGGATTAACAGAAGAAGAAAAGTTACAAAAAAAAACTTTATTAGGAGAATAATATGGGTGGAGCAAAACCAGTTGTTAATTTAGTTAAATCTGTTTTTACAGGGAAGGCATCTGATATCCCAGCTTCTGTTGCACCACAAGTTAATGCTGCTAAACCACAACCTATGACTTCTCCAACAACTGCAGAAGTTAATCAAGGAGAAGCAACAAGATTATTAAAAACAAAAAGAAGAGGTAGATCTATGACTATACTTACATCACCTTCTGGTGTAAGCGATCAGACTACTCTTTCTACTAAAACTTTATTAGGCGCATAACATGGCAATTAACCCAAAAGCAAAATTGGTATTGGATAGATACCAAAGTTTAAATACTCAACGTCAAACTTGGGAAGAACATTGGCAAGAAGTTGCGGATTATATGATGCCGCGAAAAGCAGACATTACAAAAAAAAGATCTAAGGGAGACAAAAGACACGAACTAATTTTTGATGGTACAGCAATTCATTCTTTAGAATTATTGTCAGCATCATTACATGGAATGTTAACTAATATTTCATCACCATTTTTTTATTTAAAATATAGAAACAATCAACTTGATAAAGATGATGAAGCAAAAGAATGGTTAGAATCTTGTACAGATGTTATGTACAAAGTTTTTTCTTCGTCTAATTTTCAACAAGAAATATTTGAACTATACCATGATTTAATTTCTTTTGGTACAGCAGCAATGTTGATTGAAGAAGATATTAATGACGATTTAAGATTTAGAACTATTTATATTGCAGAAATTTATATTACCGAAGATGAACGAGGCATGGTAGATAGTATGCTTAGAAAATTTTATCTTCCTGCTAGAACTTTAATTTTAAAATTTGGTGAAGCAAACTTACCAAAAAATTTAAAAGACAAAGCAAAGTCATCACCACATGATGAAGTTCCCATATTACATTTAGTAATGCCAAATGAAGAATTTGGAATTGCAAAAGGTAATAAAGGTAAACCTTATTATTCAATTTATGTAGATCCAGATAGTGGAGCAATTTTAAAAGAAGGTGGTTACGAAGAGTTTCCTTATGTAGTGCCTAGATACTTAAAAGCATCTAACGAAATTTATGGAAGATCACCTGCAATGAATGCTTTAGCAGATGTTAAGATGTTAAATACAATGTCTAAAACAACTATTAGAGCTGCACAAAAACAAATAGATCCTCCGCTGCTTGTACCTGATGATGGTTTTCTTTTACCAATAAGAACTATACCTGGAGGATTAAATTACTATAGAGCAGGAACTAGAGATAAAATTGAACCAATGAATATTGGAGCTAATAATCCATTAGGTTTAAATATGGAAGAACAAAGACGTAAAGCAATTAGAGAGAATTTTTTTGTAGATCAGTTAATGACAAGCACTGGTCCACAAATGACAGCAACTGAAGTATTACAAAGAACAGAAGAAAAAATGAGATTGTTGGGTCCAGTTCTTGGAAGATTACAGTCAGAATTATTACAACCATTAATTACTAGAGCTTTTAATATTCTATTAAGAAATAAAAAATTTCCACAACCACCAGAATTTTTGGGAGATCAAGATATTGAAATAGAATATGTATCACCTTTAGCTAAAGCTCAAAAGACTTCAGAGTTATCCTCAATTATGAGAGGTGTTGAAATATTTGGTTCTTTACAAAATATGGCACCTGTGTTTGATCACATAGATATAGATGGTTTAGTAAAATACATACAAGATATTTTAGGAATACCAGCTAAGGTTATGAAATCAGATATTCAAGTACAACAAATTCGCTTGCAAAGAGAACAAATGCAACAACAGCAAATGGAAATGCAACAACAAATGCAAGTTGCTGAAGCTGCTGGAAAAGCTGCTCCTGCACTAAAAGCGATAAATGAACAGTAAAGATATAAAAAATTTAAATACAAGTTATAAGATTTGTTTTGGATCTGAGAATGGAGAAAAAGTTCTTGAGGATCTAGAGCGAAGATGTAATGCTAACGTAACTACTTTTGTTAAAGGAGATAGTTATGAGAGCGCATATTTAGAGGGACAAAGATCTGTCTATCTATTTATTAAATCAATGATCAACAAAAAACATGGAGGAAATAATGAGTGATCAACAGGCAGTGGTAGAACAAGTAGTTCAACCATCTGGAAGTCCAACGACTTCTCCAGTAAATAATAATGTTACAAGTGTAGTTGAACAAGCTGCAGTAGATTGGAAAACAAGTCTTACAGAAGATATTAGAGCAGATAAATCTTTAGCACCTATTAAAGATATTAATAGTTTAGCTAAAAGTTATATTCATGCACAAAAATTAGTTGGGGTAGAAAAAATACCACTACCTAATAAACATGCAACTGAAGAAGATTGGAATGTAGTTTATGATAAACTAGGAAGACCCAAATCTCCGGAAGAATATAAATATAATATATCTGAAGATGCAAACATTGATGAAGGCGCTTTAAAAGTATTTTCTGAGCAAGCTCACAAATTAGGTTTATTACCACAGCAAGCAGATGGTGTTGTTAAATTTTATAATGATATGATGTCTGAAAATTTAAAAAGTTTAGATGCTGCTGCTGAAACAGCTCGTGTTGAAAGTGAACAACAACTTCGTAAAGAATTTGGTAGAGCTTTTGAACAAAAGATAACTAAAGCATCACAATTAGCTAGAGAGTATGTTGGAGAAGATGTTCTTAACATGAATTTAGAAAGTGGTGTTAAATTAGGTGATCATCCACAAGTTGTTAAAGCATTTGCTAAATTAGCTGAAATGGTAGGAGAAGATAGCTTTGTAGCGCAATCTGGTCCAAACTATTTAACTCCTAATGAAGTAGAGAATGAAATAGCTAAATTACAAGCTCCAGGATCTGCTTATTGGAATAAATCACATCCAAACCATGATAAAGCTGTTCAAGAAGTTTTCGCTTTACGTCAGCAGTTAACTGATGTATAGAGCAAATCACTAGGATAATCTTTTAGACCCTATTGGCATTTGGAAAAGACAAACATCTATGAAGATGTAAAACTCTAGAATAGATCCACGTTGTGGAAAATCCATTCGTTTATTTTAATTAAACTTAACCAATGGAGATGACAATATGTCAAATCAAATAACTACTGCTTTTGTACAGCAATATAGTTCAAACGTACAAATGCTATCTCAACAAATGGGATCAGCATTAAGAGAAGCTGTGGATGTAGAAACTGTTGTTGGTAAGAGTGCATTCTTTGATCAAGTAGGAAAAACTACTGCTGTTCTAAGAACGTCTCGACACTCAGACACACCACAAATAGACACACCACACAGTCGTAGACGCGTAACACTTGGCGACTATGAGTGGGCTGATCTAATAGACAATGCAGATAAAGTTAGAATGCTAATTGATCCAACTTCTTCTTATGCAAAAGCTGCGGCTGCTGCAATGGGAAGAGCTATGGATGATGTTATCATTTCAGCTTTAAGCGGAAATGCATACACAGGAGAAACAGGCGGTACTTCTGTTGCGCTTCCTGCAACACAAAAGACATCAACGTCAAGCCAAACAGATGGTTTAACGATTGCTAAACTTTTGTCTGCAAAAACAATCCTAGATAAAAATGATGTTGATCCGAGCATACAAAGATATATCGTGTGTGGTCCAACTCAAATAAGTGATTTATTAGGAACAACACAAGTTACATCTGCTGACTTCAATACAGTTAAAGCACTAGCACAGGGTCAAGTTGATTCTTTCTTAGGTTTTAAATTTATTGTGTCTAACAGACTGCAATTTGATGCAACAAATACTGATGACAGACTTGTATACGCGTTTACTCAAGATGCTATTAAATTAGCTATTGGTAAAGACGTTATGGCAAGAATAGATGAGAGAGCTGATAAATCGTACAGCACTCAAGTTTACTACTGCATGAGTATTGGTGCAACTCGTATGGAAGAAGAAAAAGTTGTTCAGATTCCTTGCGACGAATAATAACTAACTAGGAGAAAATATAATGGCTACATTATACTCAACACAAAAAACTAAATGGTCGCAAAACGTACCTTCTGAAAAGATAGATACGAATGAGCAATCAGGTAGATTAAGAATAGCATTTGCTGACGTTACGTTAGCTTCTGCTTCAATAGGCGATGTTGTGGAAATGGTAAATTTACCAAATGGTGCAAGAATCATTGATGGTTATTTATCAAATGCTGCATTAGGAGCTTCTACAACTTTATCAGTTGGATATGCTGCTTATAAAAATGCTGCAGGAACAACTGTTGCTTTATCAACAGCTGGTTACTTAGCTGCTACAAGTACATCTTCTGCTGCTAGAACAGATATATTTGCTACACAAGCATTAGGATCTGGATCAGTAGTTGATGCAAACCAAGATGGATTACCAATTAGCATTACGCTAGCTGGTGGATCAGCATCTGGTCTTGTTCAATTAACAGTAAGATACGTAGTAGATTAATACTACTTTAAATAGTGGGGAGTAAAATCCCCACTGTTTATTATGAAGAAGACTGACAACGTAAAAACAATTTTACATTTACAAAATAAAGATTATATCTATCGCTATGTTCT